AAATAACTCTATCTTTACTAATAACTACTATAAGTTCTCTCGGTAGATCTCTCGATAGATCTCTCGGTATAGGAGTGGAGGATTTAGACTTAATAGCCCAATTGCTCCCTCTATTCCATAGATTACCTAATTAACATTAAGTAAGGGCTCCCTCCCTCCCTTTATCTATAAGTCAAAGTTTTTGTCGTCTCTTTAAAACAGGGTTTTCTTCACCTCTCGTTTTATGACGGGCAGCAGGAGGCTATCGAAAGCTCTGACGAGGGCTTCTTCTTTGTTCTCGTCATCGATGAGGTAGCTTAGACCTGAAATAGCTAGACAGGCGTGGAAGGCTTCGTGAAGGATTGTGTCGAGTTTCTCGTGATCCTTCAGGGTTCCTCGTATAGTTATAATTTTCTTATCGATGTCGAGGTTCCCGAAATCTTCTAAGTTTTTCTTATAAACGATCTTGTATTTATGACCACCTATGGTGATTTGTCGTGGTTTATAAGATGATGTGTTCATCGCTCCATTCTTTTATCCCGTGTGCTATTGCTTGGCTCAGGGTGCTTTCTTGATCTGCGAAGGTTATCCAGTCTTGCCAGTTGCTTCCGAAGAACGGTTCGACGATGCAGCAGGGGACTGTGGGTGTTTTCAGCATAAGACCTCCTCTATCTCCTGATTTTATGGCTTTGGCCCCTCGATCTTTCACGAGTGGGAAGAATCTTTTACATCCTCTGAGGAGGTATTCGGCTAGGCTTAGACCTATTCTTGAGGAGTGCCAATACAGCATTTCCATCCCCCCTGCTTTTTCGTTATCGGCAGCATTGAAGTGCAATTCGACTGCTATGGAGGCTTTTTCTTTATCTAGGTGTTTTGCGAGCCAGTTCATGGCGGACGTGTAGGAGCCGTAGGTTCCCCCGTAGGTATCCACTATAAATGAACTGATGCCATATTCTTGGAGGTCACTTTTAAGGTATTCTGCGACCTTTTTGTTATAGGTCCATTCGTTAATTCCTCCGCAGCTTACAGCACCAGTATCTCCCTGACGGCTATGGCCTACACATATTGCTACGTGCAGGTCTTCCCTTGGGATACTGTTGGTTGGAAAGGGGACAGTTTTCGGGCGTTCCATTTCCTTTTCTAATTTGTCTAATTTCTCTAGTGCGTTGCTGATGTTTTCTTGTGCTTTAAATAGTTCTTCCTTAATATCTTTCATATTAGCCTTTAAAAATCGTTGTTGTTTAAAAATGGTTACCAGTTAGCCGAGAGATCCCCCGGGCAATCCTCGTCAATCCTAGAGCCAGTTAGGGCTATCCCTGCGATGATCCCTACTGTTACCAAAGTAACTGTTAGCCATCTTCTGTAATTCTTGGTCCAATAAGTCCTCTTTGCGCTCGGTCATCTTCTTCTCGGCATCCTGTGCCATTTGGTCCGACCAGTAGGCCACCGCTATTGCTAGGGCATCCAACCTGTCATCGTGGGTGATTGCTCCCCTGTCTCGGGTGAGCCTTGAGAATTGGTAAAGTAACTGATATTTCAGTTGGGATTCGAGCGGGTACTTCTGGGCTGAGTTAAAGTCTTCTCGGATGACCTCGGGGGATATAACGAGCTTATGCTGACTTAGGACAGGTTCGAGGGTATCTATGATCCGCTTCTCCTTTTGTATGCTGTGCCTAACTTCCTCGAGTGAGCACGGGTGTACTTTGGTGAGGAAGGGTTTGAATAGTTCGCTGAACATCCCGTCTCCGAAGTTGCTCTCGACTATTATGTAATTAACTTTGTGCTTCTTTGCTTTCATAGCGAGGACTTTGAGAACCTCATCTCCATATCCTCCCTGCATTCCCCCGGCATCGGGTACGTAGAGGTAACCATTGAGCATCTTTACTATGGCCCAAGAAGTTTCATCCCGGCCTCTTCCCGAGGGGTCGATAGACATTACTGATCCCGTAAATTCCACCATGTCTCCTACCTGTTTCATCGGGCGATAGAAGCGGTCTCCCGTGAAGCCGACGTTGGGAACATCACCACCCCAGACAAGCTCGGGACTTTGCGCCCATATCACTTTCTCGGGGGCTACCTCATTATCGATATCCATGACTACGAGGTCGTTGATCTTTAAGGGGAACCTGTCTATATCGGATAGGCGGGAGTCCAGCATGAATTGCATGGCGAATCCCGCTTTACCGTAGCTGATCTCCCGCTCTGCTAGGTCTATCTCGCTGAACCTTAAAGGCTCTGTGGACTTTCCTTTATTTTTTTCAGACACGCAGAGAGGACTAACTCTCCCAAAGTATGTTTTTTCATTCTTTTTGGGAGTAATATATTTGCAAGTCCATATACTCGCAGTGTAATCTCTCTCCATTAGTTTGTTATACAGTGAATCTTCGCACTGGGGTGTCCCTAGAAAGACTATCTTGCTGTCCTTGTCGGGTTTCAGGATTGATTCAAATTCCTTAACCTGCTCGGCAAGTTTATCTCTCATGCCTTGTGTAGCGGAATTGTTGGGAACCTCCACGTCATCCGCAACAATGATATCAGCCCTGCTACCTGTCAGTTGGGAGGTGATGCCTAGTGACTTAACACTCGGGGCATGGGCGGCAGGAGCAGGACCGACATCAAAACTTATCTTTGAAAATCTTTGTGTAGCGTTGGGTATTAGATGAGCCAGCAGAGGCATCTCGTGGATTAAACGGAGCGTGAAGGTACTGAAGTCATCTGCTCGTGTTTTACTCGCTGAACAGACGAGGATATTCTTTGCGGGGTCGAGGAAGAGTTGGTGAACAACATAAGCTGAACAGATCCAAGATTTACCTACGCCTCGGAATCCCTCGATGACTGCTCGTTTGGGGCCATTCTGCATCCACTCGGCAATCTCATATTGTATTGGTGTGGGGTCGGGTAAATTGAGTTGTTTCCAAACGAGGTAGAGGAAATTACGAAAGTCTGTAAGCTCCTCGGGGACTATACCTTTAGAAGACATTTTACGTATAATATATAATTACTGTAGTGCCTCTGCAACTGCTATATCCGTGGTTTCTTCTTCGTCTTTGAATGGAAGCACACTTACAAGATCTTGTAGTTTATCATCTTGTTTTAGCGATGCGTGTATGTTGTTGTCCTTTAAGTATTGCCGTGCTGCGTTGAGAAGAGAAGGTTCCGCATCTCCCGATTTTATTCGAGTGATGAAGTCATCTGTCAACAAATCCTGTAACAGATAAAGCTTCTCCTCAAGTTGTTGTTTGTTGCTGCTGCTCATGTAGTTATTCTTTCTTTTTACGTATTTCCTTAATTATCTTTATAACCATATAAATAAGCGTGGCGAGGCCAACAAGGGCAGCCAACATCTCGTTTATATCGTTAAGGGTTAAGTTGGCGATTAGTCCTAAGATCCCCACTGTGGGTGTCGTGAAATGATTGTTCATGGGAAGTATTAAGCACCGGCTAAAGGTGTGGCAGTTCCGCTAGATCCCTTATATTTTAAAGCCCCAGATTCTACGTAGAGAACACCACCGCCTGTAGGAGTAGCTGGTGCGCTCCCATCGCTAATTTTTAACTGAGCAGCAGTCGTTGTTCCACTCAGTGACAGGTTGTTCGTACTTGTAGTCCCAATAGCTGCTGCATCCTCGGATACTTCCTGTGCCACGAACAGTCCTTGTTTATAAGCGGTATCGAGGTCACTTTCGGTTAGTCGTGCGCCATCAACAAAATCCACTAGTGCATTCGAGGTTGTCTGTCGATACACTCGTACTTTTGAATATGCCGTAGCATTGGCAGCGGTGAGGGTAATCTTTTTAGTGACGGAACTATCTAGGGTTCCTTGATTGGAGATAGGAACATCGTTCCATTGGCTGATCTCCCACCCCTTACATTGGATATCGTCTGCATTGAGCGCATCTATATCTGAGTAACTAAATTGGTTTTGCCCGAGTCCGTTCGTTCCCGCCCCTGCTGTCGAATACTCGACGTATGAATTTGCCATAATAGTAATTGATTTTGTTGTTGTTTGTTAATTTTTAATTGTTCCTTTTGTTTAATTACCTTCAAACTCGAAGCGCAGTATATTAGACCCTCGTCTTTTAACTGAATCATCATCTACCTGCTCGTTGTTTAGTTGATTTTTAATATAATCTAGGAAACCGATATTCCCGTTTTCTTGGGATATATATTTATTTAAATACTGAGCATTATTATCAATATCTACTTTAAAACTTTCTCTCACATCCGCGTATGCCTTTTCTATAAGCTCCTTCACTTCGTTGAATGATGTGCGCCCCGCTACCATTACGCCATCCATGCGATCATCTTTGCCTTTTAATCTG